GAGGGGAAAGCGGAACGCTTGAACTGATTACAATTCGTGCTCGGTACCGAATGCTTTTTGCGGCTTCCGCTTGAATCTCATAAGATTGAGCTTTTTGGTGAGAAACTCCTGCATATTGGTAAGTATAGTTATTATAATAAGTACGAAGATTAGAAAGTGCAGAAAACTTCGCATTTTGTAGTAACTCCAATTCAATATCTTCTTGACTCCGCTGAGCAATTTCTCCTCCTTCTGTTAACTGATAACTCTTTTGCCAGTCGAAATTCTTTGGCGCTTCATACCAATCATTTCCAGTTGGCTTACTTTCAAGCGTTGTTGTTTCTACTTGTTTGTTATGTTCAAATCTAATATAAATTGGCATTGGTTTTCTCCGTTTTCTAGTATCAATTCCAAATTTTATGAGTGGCATCTAATCCTGGGCATTGCCAAGCTCTTAGCGTTCTCTCTACGTCCACCTCAAGTCCTGTGGTGAGAAAATTGCTACGTATGTTATAAATTCCCCACTGAATAAATTGACCATAGGTATATACATTACCTGAGAGCACACCTTCACTAACTTTTGTTCTGGAATATAAATAAGATGATGTGTAAAGTAATATTGCAACTGTTTTTCCTGCTGGAATCTCCACATTACCAGATCCAGCTAATTTGCTATCAGAACTCGTGTATTGGTAAACATTTTTCCACATTATTTTAGAGATTCTTGACTTACTGGAATTGGTATTATCTGGCGTTCCCACAAATAATCCTGCACCTCCATACTCCGTACTCGAATACGATGATCCAACAAATTCTATTGCTTTATTTATGTTCACATTGGTTGTATTTTTTACAAATACTACTCCAAGTGCAGCATATGGATAGTAATATATTGAATCATGACTACTCGAAAAACTGTTTGTGTATAACTCTCCGTAAATAAATGTTCCTTTATTTCCCTCTATAAAACTGAGTTGTCTTGGCCGATAAAAACTAACGTAATCTGTATCGTATGTATGGCTACCTGCAAGTAGTTGCAACATGTAGTCGGTTTTTGTTATATCACTACTCCACTTTCCAAGCTCTGTCATAAAAGTTCCGTGGCCAAAATAATTATTTTTTCTGCCAAGTACACCAAATAAGAAAGGTAATGCTCCAGGTTCAACCATGTTGCGCTTTCTTATTTCATTTATAAGAGACGCTTTTAACTGTTCATCCCGAGTTTTTACCTCATTAGAGATGTTTTCAATTCGAGTTTCTATTTCTCCTATAATTGATGAGCCAGATGGTACATTATTAACAGCACGAAAATCTTCTACTAAACCTTTAAGACCATCTTTATGACTGTTGCTAATACTATTTATTGCTGCAATATTGACATTCTTTCTCGTATCAAGTAGTGATAAATTTGTTGTTCCTTTTTCATCAATTCTCTTTAATAACTGCTTCTCTGATTCAGAGATCACTGCTAAAGAACTAGCTTTTTTATTATCCAGATCAGTTAAGTGTTTTTTTGCACTATCAAGAAGTTCTTTTAGCTTACCATCAGTCATCTGCACAATTTCAGAAACCGCACTTTTGTCGACTATTGATTCCAATGCCTTAGCAAGATATGCAAGCTGATCTGGTGTACTATTTGCTGCTAAATCCTTAAGTCTTTTTTGTAGCGCATCAATTATTCCTTTTACTTCAATCATCTGCACAACGTTGGAAATTGCTTTTTTATCTATTATCAATTCCAGGGATTTTGCAAGATATGCCAGTTGATCAGGTGTGCTATTTGCTGCTAAATCCTTTATCCTTTGGTGTAATGCTTCTATTGCTTCTTTCATTCCCAAAAATTTAAAAAAGTCTCAAAATTCAGTCGTTCAAATGCTTTTTTAAGCTGATTGTGCTCATTCTCTCTTTTAGCAATATCTTCATCTATTTTCTCAATTGTAGTACGGATACGAACAACATCCTGCACAGCAATGTTTTCTGGATGAGGTAGTGAATATCCTCTGCTTGTTTTATCATCTGACATTCTGCTACGTGACAATGATTCGTAGATTTTTGACTTTAGGGCGATAAACAACCGTTCCACTTAAAACCAATTTTACCCTCGTCTCATTAGCACTAAAATTTGATAGTACATGAGTTCTCTCCACCCAGCTTTCTCCAATTGGTTTTCCTGATGTTAAATTTACTAATTGCCAATCCACGTTTTTTTGTACATATGCTTTAACATCTGCAGTGCCAGGTATCAGCGCATCATATGTTATGGTAATCTTAGTGTTAGCTCCTGCTGTAATGCTCCTAGTTACATAATCTCCTTTTTCCCCTATATTACCCATAACTAGCTGTAACCCAGGATATAGCACTGGACTTTTTTCTCGCCCTCCTTTTAGGCTTGCTTTTACCGTTAATTCCCCATTTATTCTTTCACACAGTGCGAGCGGTAAGTTATCAGGCAAAAAGTTTTCTCTTCCCTCCTCATCTGTTAAGATAAATTCTACATTGGTATCAAATGCTACTTTTTCGACGTTCGTCAAAATAATTAAATCTGAAGTATTGTTTGCTGTAACTTTACCAAGATCAATAACGTGAGAATTTTCGCTAAATTTTGCAGCTAGTAATCGAAACGTTAAATCTAAATTTTGATGTGGAGTCCAGGTGCTTGCATTGCTAGATGAAAGTAATACTCCTACTTGATATGGCTGACTTGTTACCCAACGGCTATTTACTGCATCATATTTGCCAAGCTCTGCTATTTTTACTGCAGTACCAGGATCATCAGTAAGCAGTACTATTGCATACTCCTCTCCTGCATGGCAAAACACTGGTGGCCATTCTATACATGTTGCTGTGCCATCTATCTTTATATCTTTTGGCTCAATATAACTTTCAGCAATGACAGTCTGCGAGGGCATTCCCACTGCTGTTTCTCTAATCTGCACAACAACACGTTTTTTGCCGCTATTTGTGAACCATAAATCTAGACCTCCTATGTGTCTGCTCTCATTTAAAGTAAATGTTTGGGCTAAAGGGTCAATTCTTCTTGCTGCGATAACTCTTCTTCTCTCTTCTATGGTAATAGTTTTTTTACCAGTATAAGTTGTCTCTCCATAGCTTCCTTTATCCCCATAAAATTGTACTAATTTAGTACCTGCTGGAATATTAGCAGGAACGGTAAATCTTCCTTTTAATTTTCCCTGGTTGTTAGCTGTGAGCATATTTTTACCTCTTACGCAGTAGGCTGAATGAAGATACCATCGAACTTCACCTCCTTGAGCTTTTCATTTGGCTCAAAACCTTCGATCTCAAAATTCTGTACTGCTTCTCGCATAAATTCAGTTTCATAAGAATTACTTGACAATAGCTCTGTTGTTTCTCTAGTATTAAACACTCTAGTTACTGGACTTTTCCAATTCGTGGTAACCTCTGTCCAGTGGTCAATGTTTTTATTTAGAGTAATTTGTGCCGGGACTGGATCAAAAGCTTGATATGGATTGATCTTTTCTCCTTTGGTCTGTAAAAGCTGCTCCAGTACCGGTTCAAGTTCATACGGCAACAAATAAGTTTTTTCTCCTCCATCAATATCAGCAATAGTTACATCTATTGGTAAAATTAGTTCCTTGTTTACTATCGCTGCAGACTGCGAAATTCCTTGATCGCGCATATCATCATCAAAGAATGAATCAACAAATACTCCTTTTTTGGTGGTAGGTTCTCTTGAATTTGCATCACTGCGTAGACGTTCCTCTGCAACCAGCGCATAAAGATCATTTATTCCTTTTTTCATTGCTTCAAGCTCATTCATCGGTACAGCATGAATAGCATTATTCACTATTTTTACCCCTTCTTTTTCTCCGTTTTTCCATGTCTGATGAATGTAGCAGAGCAAAAGTTGTCCGCTAGGTGCTTTAGGCATTGATGGTCGCCAAGGGTGAGCTATACCTTTTATTCTCCTTACTGCTCCTTTGCTATCGATAGTAATTAAATCATAGCGTGGCATTTTCCAGGTGTAATCAATCAGAACCAAGCTGTTATCAACTGCTCCTTTTACTTTACATCCCTCTTCGCTTATATCTTCAGGGCTTATATGAGTGCGGCAGCGATAGGTTATCAGGTAACTACTTCCAGGAGCTGGTTCTTTACCAGGTAATGACCAATCAACGTTTCCTGCGTTTAGTTTGTAATCTATACTATTTTCATAAATAACATTGCCTTGTTTAACTTGAATAATCTCAAGTACTGCAGAGTCAGGTATCGGATCAACAGCTCCTGAATATGAACCATGAGTAATGGTAATGGTTTTTTGAACAGTTATATCTACTTTTTTAATTTCACTTATTGGAAAATCATTAACCTTCAGTTCCATTACTCTTTGGCTATTTGGCTGAAAAGTATGTGGTTCTGATTCAACTGATTTTATATCCGGATCTTCATCAAAAGAAACACGAATACTGTGAGGAAGTTCAATCTCATAGCCATCAACATGAGCTTTGCCCTCATTAATCACAAATATTTTTTTTCCTCCTTCTCCCTCTTCCTTTTGCAGGAACATTACTTCAAGACCATTTACGACGTAGGAACCATTGGCTTCTTTGTCATAACGAGCAAGAGCGGTAGTTACTATGTTTGCTTGTGGTGGCGGTGAATGTTCTATCAATACTCCATTTTCAATGTTATAGATTGGATAAAACTCTCCTTCAGAAAAACGTGGAGAAACACCTTCGAGCTTCCAAATGGTGGAAACTTTAAGCCTTGCTGCCCCTACTTCTTGATAATTACGTGTACCAACAGCAGGATCACGAAGATTTTCGTCCTCAAGTTCTGTAATCGTAGATTCTAGATAATAAACACCTATGCGAACTATAGTATTAAGAGGAATAACAAACTCTTCTTTTTCAACTTTTCTAACTGCACCACGAAGATAGATTTTTCCTCCTTCAAGTGTAACTTTACCAGTTTCTGCATCTATAATACAATTGCTTCCTGTTATAACATCACCATCACGAAATATTGCATCACCTATGCCTTTAAGCTTAGAGAGAGCATACTCCTGAGTTTCGTTTAATTCTGCAGACTGTAGACCTCTTCCAGCAAGAAATAAGCTTTTTTCGTATTCTTTGTCAGGATTAAAGCGGTTATAATAACTATTTAGGGTCATTTTGTTTCAAAAAGTTACAATAAATGAAAAAGTTTCCCGGGTTGCTGCAGTTCTAATAAGTGGTACTGTATGTTCTAAAACTAACAAAATTCCCGGATTTTCCACGTCTTTTGGTTCAAAATATCTCTGTCCTCTAGGTAATTCTTTTTTTACTTTAGTACCAACCATAACCCCAAGCCCCCTGATAACTTGATTTGCTGCATCCGTGAAATCGAAAGTAAATTTAAGGTACAAATTATTGGTTGGTACATTTGAGGACCTAAACCTCCCTGTTGGAGTCAAAAGCTCTCCATTCTCATCACCTGTGCAAAAGAGAACCTCATCTGCAGTACGTCTGCCAAGCTCATTGAGCAGTTTTTCAGAAGTTATCAGCTCTGGTGGTGTGCTTTCACTATATTCTACAGTAACTGCACTATTTGCCGTGATAGAGCTATTTTCCGTACGTTTTATTACACCACTACTGCTATCAACTATATTTGGCTGATACACTGTTTGCCCTGTAAAAACCCTTACATCTTTAATAGTGTGGTGATCTAGAGCTATTTCACCCTCAACAAAAACTTTTTTGACCTGATGGCTACTTTCCCAATTGGCATCACCACTACCCCAAGCAAGATGTATCGGCTGCTCTTTTATACTTGCGGCTATTGCTGCCCGACCTGATTGTGTAAGAATTGACATTTTTTCCCCTCTTACTATATATATACCGGATTTCTCACAGGTTTTTCCGGAAAAAATGAAAATTTTTTTGAAGTGCATTTTTATGCTTAAACATTCTTTATCTTAAAAAACCAGAACTACTTTTTTCTTTCAAGAATATCGAAACAATGCTTTTTGATATATTGAAAATCGAGATTAGCTAGCTCACAAACAGTTTCAAAAGATTCAGAATTTAACCATTTTATCGCTTCTTCTTTCAGCTTTACGTTTTTTCCTACTGCATCTTTCATAGCCCTCTCAATGACAGCAGTCCATAACTTTTCTTCGTCGTACCTCAAAACGGGACCCAATCATTTTGAACATTTTTATTTTGTTCTGGAGTAATAATTGTAGTAATCTTGTTTTTTTCTCCATATCGATCAGCTTCAATACCAACTTTTGCAGTAAATTCTAACCCGTTAAAATCAGCTATAGAGTTGATTTTTCTAGCAATCACTGCTTTTTCTGAAGTGTCATTTGCATGAATGTTCCGTGCTGACTCTAAAATACTTCTAAGCATAGAACGTCCAGATTCTCCCCAAGTATCTTCTCCTTCAACTCTTGCTTTGCCACTTTTAATACCAATTACTTGAAAAATCTTGCGTTTTGCATATGGACCTTCAGTGACAGTAAATTCAACGTTTAAATAGATGCTGCCAGTAGTGTAGCTTTTAGTGAACCAATTTTCATAACCTCCTGGTTTAATTGCCATTTTTACCTTGACTATTGTACCTTTTGGTATTAAATTACTTTGTAATTTTGCAGTATTAAAATCAGTTAAAAAGTCTGTTAGCATATTGTTCCCTATAAATTAAGTAAAAAAAGAATCAACTCCATTGGTCTACAAGTTTCCAACGACCATTTATCTTATCGACAAGCTTGCTTGCCACACGTTCACCATTACGCAGTTCAAATACTATCTGACGTACGGTACTTTCTTCATCATGAGAAAACATCACCATACCAGTACTATAAAATCCCCTCAAAGAACCAGCACCGCTTAAGCCTTGAAATGGATCTTCTTCTAGCATCTTTTTGGACAATTTTTTTGTGTGATGGGTGAGTATTATGCCCGAATCTGGATTGATAACATTTCTCAATCTCTCAAGTGTTTTTTGCAAAAAGAATAGCATAGCGCTATTGTCGTTTTCATTGCCATATTCACTTGAGTTAAAAATGTTACGAAGAGGATCAATCGCAATAATATCAGGTTTGAAACGCTCTTTAACAACATTTTTAATTTCATCTATTTCTTCACTACTAAATGATAATTGCACTCTTGGCGTGATAATTAAGTTATTGGCAGCTACATTTAAAAGTTCGTTATCAAGTTGAAGTTGTTGCAACCGTTCTTTCATGTAGTCATATTCGATTTCAGTTTGCAGGTAGAAAATTTTCATAGGCTTACTTGGAGTCATACCCAAAAATGAAGCTCCAGCAGCCATGTGGACGAGCCAAGAGATCAAAAAGTCGCTTTTGCCAATTTTAGGTGGGCCACCCAGTACCAATAGACCTCTTTTCGTTAAAATTCTTGGTGAGATTATATCTTCTGGTATTGGCGTTTGATCACTTAAATATTCCTTTACGCTATAAAAAGGGATTTTTTGACCGATATTGAAAAAGCTTTGTTCCATATTACTCCTTTTAAAATTAAATTTAGGCAACAGAAGCCAAGGTTTTGGCTTTAATTTTCGCAAGTAATTTACCCAGATGAGGTTCTTCAATCATATTCAGGCAGCCACTTCGATCTTTAGCTGGATAGCCCCAGGAATTAATAGTCTGACAGACAAATGAACGTTTCTCTGTGCCATCATCTTTCTTAATTCCAACCATACTGATTACTTCATCAACTATCCCAGGAATTTCACTGGCAGTTTTTGCTCCTTCACATTGAGGCAGCCATGTTGAACGATTGCAATCATCAAGATATTGACCTAGTGTGCCAACTATGATGATGTCTTTGTTTCTGATATGTTGAAATTGATTAAGCCAGGACATCATCTCTTGAGCAAGCAACCCATAAGCAGCTCTTTTATCTTCTCTCCCTGATCTATCTGAAAAAGCTTCAGGTTGCATTCTGGCCCATGAAAAACATAAACGTGATGCAACAGTTATGCTATCAATAAAGATAGAGCGGTATTGATAAACCTCAGAAAGAAGATCTTTGTGCTTGCTACAGACATGCTCATAGTGTTTTTGACTATACGCCTGATCAGACCTTAATGCAGGGTTTGGTCCACCAATAAGACAAGCAATTTCTCTGGCCTCATTCCAAGTGCGAATCTCAGTTGAATCGCCTTTCCAGTCTTGTACTGCTAGAAGTCCTGCTTCAAAATCAAGGCAAAGTGTTGTTGATTCATCGATGGTTTTGAGCAGACTGGTCTTGCCGATTCCATAAGGTCCAAAGATTACTATCTTCACACCTGTGACCATTTTTGCTCTTTCTTTGCTGTTTATTATTTTCATATTTTCCCCCCTTATAGTTAGAAATCTCGTTTTAGGTATGTTTTAAGGTGAGAAAACTCTTTGCGTAATTTGTTGATTGTGTCGTAGAGAGTTGATTTTGGTATACCAGTCCTTCTGGAAATTTCACAAATGCTGTGATCTTCTGCTAATAGTTTACATATTTTTCTTAACTCTCTAGGTAACTTTGCAATTGCTTCATTTACGTCAATGCGTACTGCGGAGCTATATTCAAGACTTTCATCACTTTCTTCGTACAAAGCTTCATCAACAAAATTAATGGTACGTTTTTTACATAGTTCTTTTTCTTTTAAATTGAGAGCGCGGCATTTAACGTACTGTTTTATAAAATGCCCTTCAAGTTCATTAAGGCCAGGCAAACAGTCAAGTAAAAGATCTTGCTCAACATCTTCAATGTCTTTATAAGCAAAAGCTTTTCCTCTCTTCAGAAGCTTAGCATAGTGTCGTATGTGTTTAACAACTTTTGGGTTAATACCAATATAGGAATTTTTAGAATGCATATTTTGCCCCTCTAATTAAGAAATGATTAAAGTGTTAATTGTGATAAACCCAAGTATTTGGATTTTCTACAGGAATTACGCTGCCATAATGCGGTGATTTGTAGTGTGTGGGTAGTAACCTGTGATAGACTGTAACCTTTTTGTTCTTCTCTGGATCAAGTATTTTTTGCCCAAATTCCATACCTTCAACGCAAAGTACTCCGTATTTGTTTCTTGCAGCGTTTTTGCCTTCTTTGTTGAATTTAACGTAGCCTTTGGTAGCAAGAACATCGAGACGATCACGTATAGAATGTGTACTGCCAAGACCTTCTTTATTTTCAAATGCCTGACAAAACTGATTAATTGTATAAACATGGCCCTTACGTCCTTCTGCAAATATTAAGTCCAAGATGATGTCATATCTACGAGAACGTTCGGCATCTAGTTTTTCACCATAGTCTTTATTTATTAACCTTTGTGACTCAGCGTCAACTTCGTACCAATGACCATTAATTTTATCAACAAATTTTGGCATAACAGAATTTCCATTACGTAACTCAAACATCAGTTGACGATAGCTGTTCTTCTCATCAGGCCTAAACATGATCATTCCAGTGGTATAGAATCCTCGTAAGCTGCTAGCGCCACTAAAACTTTGAAATGGATCTTCTTCTAATAGTTTCTTTTGCATTTTCTTTGTATGGTGCACAAGAATAACTCCAGCATCTGGATTGATTAGAGAACGCAGTTTTTCAACTCTCTCCTGGAGAAAGAAAATCATGGCATTATTATCATTTTCGTTACCGTATTCATCAGCATCAAAAACGTTACGCAATGGATCTACCGCTATGATATCAATGGTGTTTAGGTCAAAGTTTCTTTCTGCTTCATTTACGATATCTTTAATGCCATTTTCATTTAAAAGCAGCTTAGTCTGTGGTGTAATAACTAAATTGTTTGCAGCAAGTTTAATAAGTTCTTCACTAAGTTTCATCTGTTGCAACCGTTCACGCATATAGTGGTAACCGATTTCAGTCTGAAGGTAGAAGATTCTTAAGGGCCTTTTTGGTACCATATCAAAAAATGGAGTTCCAGATGCCATATGAAAAAGCCAAGAAATAAGAAAGTCACTTTTTCCCACTTTAGGCGCG